CGTACTGGTAGATAGCATTGGTGTTGTCAGAAGCGATTTCGTACTGAGTCACCCCAGTCGAGTTCACGCCGCTGCCAGCGAGGCCGATAGGACGAAGACCATAGGCAGTGCTTGCATTTGCCATGATTTAAGTCTCCTTTGTGGTCCTATTTCCGAGAACCACCGAAAGTTACACGGGATTGCCGATCAGCATTGCCGATCCGCATCGTGGAATGTGCATTCTCACGCATCATGTCGTGGTCCACAGCCGCCATTTGATCAGCCGAACGCTGATTGAAATAAGCGGAGCGTTCCGCAACGGTTTCATCAGGAATCCGCGCGAGAAGCAACCCGCCGACCCCGAACACACCTTCGTATTTACCTGATTCAACCACAGGTGCCTCGAAATCCGGGTACTCGTCCGAACGGACAAGCTCCCAGCCTTCGCGCATCTTGGCGCTGACGTTTTTCCGATCATCGAAACCGCGCGTCTCGGCACGAATCCAACGATGCTTAAAACCGTCCGGTGCAGGCGGTGCATCCAGCATTGACGGAGGAGCCCACGGCTTACGCCGTGCCGTAGCCTCCCGAGTTTGTTTAGCGCGAGAAGTGCGCTTCACGGACCCACCAAACTCCAAATCGTTCGTTAAGTCGTCCATTTCGCTCACTCCTTCACGTACTTAGCGTACTCTTCCAGTGGCACTCCCAGTTTCTTCGCTATAGCGACTTGGCTCGGGGAGAGTCGAACCGTTTTACCCGTTTTGCGCCCAGAATTACCGCGAGTAGCGGAAGCGACAGTCTGAGCGGGCCGTCGATTACCTTGTTGTCTATTAGCGCCTAACTTGTGCGGAAACTCCACAGCAATCCGGCGATCTAATTCAGTATAGTAATCGTCTGATTGCGGGTCAAACCCTTCATCTTCGACCAATTTCTTGTGAATACCGAAGGCTGCATAAGTCATGGCTTCATCTTGGCCAAACCACGTGTTGCGCTGCGCCCAGGTTTCGGCCTTGGGGTCAGGACGGCGCGGCGCCGGCTGCTGCTGAGGCATGGGCTGCTGTACTTGCTGAGCCTGCTGAGCAGCAAGCTGCTGGCGGTAGCGCTCCTGCTGCATCTGCGCTTGGCGAGCCCGGTCGGCCTCAATGGCTAAGCTGGTGATCTTGCGCTGCGCCTCAATGACCGCGGCGCTGTCACCCATTTCAATGGCCCGGGCCAGCTCCTTCTCCGCATACTCAGTCTGGGACTGAACCCGGTTGGTGTACTCGGACACGTAGTTGGTGTCAAGCGCTTCCATCCGCTGGCGGATTTGCTGGGCTTCGGACTGCACGTTTTGTGCGTAGCGGATCGCTTCCTCACGCTGGCGCTCAGCTTCGCGCATGCGCTTGGTCAGATTGTTGATCCGCTTCTGCGTGGCCGTCTCGGCTTTGGAAAAGTTATCTTCCTGATCGGTATCAGAAGCATCCGTTTCCGGGGCATGGGCCTGCGCTTCTTCCCGCTCGGGAAGGTTTACTTCCGTTTCTTGGTTGTCGTCAAAATCCAGATCGACTTGGTTTTGTGCTTCAGACATGTCGCCTCCTAGTAATGCAGAACGTCTTCAGGGTCCATGATCCGGGCCAGGATTTCGTCATCGTTCAAGATGCGAACCTCGCCCCCGTCAATGGCAAAACGGCTGCCGGCATAGCGGGCAAACATGACCCAGTCTTTCTCCTGGCACCACGGACCGCTCGGAAACTTTTCCTTGTCCCGGTAGGCCAGGGGGCCCACTTTCAGGACATAGCCGACCTGGGTCGATACCTTGTTCTTCTCGACGACATCGTCAGGAAGGTAAAGGCCCCCATCGGTCTTGCCTTTGCCCTGGTAGGGCAGAATCAGAAGACGCCAGCCCGTAGGAGACGGCATGCGTTCAAGAAGGGATGCGCCAATGGCTTCGGGGTTCAGAACCCGCTTTTGGGGCTCTTGGTAAGCTTCTTCGAGGCTCGCGGCCTCTTCTTCGGCCGGAAGGGCCTCTGCTGCGTCAGTCATCGCTGTGCTCCTGTTTTTCTAGCAGGCTCTTGAGTTCCTGTTCCACGTAGTCAAGGGCATCCAGATTGCCGGTCAACTCGCGGTAGTGCTCCATGTCTCGGACATGTTTGTAGATCAAAAGATCAACCACTGCTTGGCGCCGTTCGCGGACAATCCTAAAGACCGCTTCAGCGAAATGGATGTCGCTCATGCCTCACCTTGGAAAGTTGGAAGGTGAGCGCAGACTAACACGGATTTTATGCGAGCGGCTACGATTGATCGCAGATTAAACGTGCTCTCGCCAGTCTTTCCCTTCCCAAAGCGCGGCTTCCGCAGCACGACGCTTTACAAGGCCTTCTAGCACTTTGCCGCCGGCCTTGTTCCAGCGCTTAATTTGGAAGGGGACGTCGGAAATTGGTCCATAGTTGATGCGATTCAGAAGGGTGGACTCTTTGAAGTTACCCGGGCCTAGGTTAAACACCCAAGCCACCAGCGCATCAAACTCGTTCTGCTTCAGGGCCACCTCTGTCATGCTGTTGACGTAGCCCTCAAACTCTTCAAGGTCTTCAATCAAAAAAGCTTCCGCAGCCTCTTGATCAATTACGTCACTATCTCTAACGCTACGAGTATGACCATAACCGATAGTCCATACGCCAGCAGGGCATAAATACGCCTCCAGACGGCATCCCTCGAAATGTTTGATGAGCGCCAGTCCTTCATCGCTAATCTTCATATCAGTCCTGTTTTTGACTAGACCCAAAATAGAACGCAATAACCGTGCTAAACGAGCCCGTAATCGAACCCAGAATGAGGTTAATAATGGCATCAGAGTTTTGGTCAGGCGGCAAAACGGTCACAAGAACAATGTAGCCCGCAAACAGCAAGCACAAAGTGATAGCAAGGAACCGCGCCGTCCAATCCTTAGAGAAGTGCTTGCGAGCATCCGCCGTATCGGCGGTCTGGAGCGCATAAAGGTCTACGTCCAGTTCCTTCATCCGCGCTTCAAAGTCCAGCTCTGCCTTCTTGATTTGCACCAGTTGCTCTGGCGTGGCTTGCGACAAAGCTTTTTCTAAACTTCGAGCGTCCGTATCACAGCCAAGAACGCTGGCAATAGCTGAAGCCGCTGCACCACCCAGAGGCCCACCGAGGGCCGTTCCAAGAGTAGGCGCTACGGCACCGACGATGTTCTTGATCGCGTCAAACTTCATCCTTTGGCCTTTATCGCTAGGAGAAATTCAATACTGCCCCATATCAACGCAGAGCCTAGCGCAAGTATGACTAATACCGCAACGGTGGTAAATGACCGTTCCTTGAACCTTGCGCGCCGCGCTGCCTGGGCTTTTATTTGATCCGCGCGGTCCTGACGTATCTTGGCCCGCATAGCCAAAATCTCTTCCCAAGCATTCCCGCCGTGCGTCCACTTAATATACTCGCGGAGCTGGTCCTCCATCTGCCGGGCTTTCTGCTTGGCCGCAAAAGCCTGCATAGCCTCTTGTTCGACAGAGGACTTATTTATAATCGCTCGAAACAGCGGAGGATTCTTTGCTCGTTTTTCCGCGTCGTTAAGGTCTTGAACCGCGCCCATCCAACGACCAATGTCGCCGGCCATGGACTCAAGGTCATTACCAACCTCAAAACCTTTTTTGATTGCGTTGAAAGCAGTAGACGCTACGGCTAGCGCGGTAATCGGATCAACCACATGCCCGCCCCCTATGCTAGCCCATCTAGGAGGCGACTATATCAGAAGAGTTTTCTTAACAAATAATCGCTAACTCTTGATTATTATGGGAAATAATCAACCGCCGGAGAATATTCCCGAGGTTAAAGTCGGAGAATATAAGGGGCTTGCGGGAGAAGGACCGTATGCAACTTGATCAACCGGCATTGTTGGATTATATGCCGGAACGGTAAAAGTTGGCGGGGGCGGATTCGGCGCAACCGGCGTGTAATTCGTGGGCGAGACCTCTATTTCCGTTTGAGAAACCGGCAAAGTAGGATAAATATTCCCAAAATTGCCGCCCGGATCGGTCGTGGTCGAAAGATTCGGCCCAGTCCCCGTGCGCTCATAGTAATTTTGCAAATCTTCCATAGCGCGCTCATCCAAACCAATGGCTTGGCTGATCGCAAAGTCCGCCGTGCTCGGAAAACCAATATCTGCCGTGTTCTGCGCCCCAAAAGTAGCCGTGGCCGGGTCATACCCCGGAGTTGCAACAGAATTTGCCGCATTCGACATCATCACCTGCTCAGACGCCGGCAAAGACCCAATGCCTTGCGCCGACGGATCAGAGAACTGCTGCCCAAAGCGCTCTTCCAAAAGAAAACGACCCACCCCTTCAGGAATGTCGTAGCGTGGTTCCGCCATCAGAAAACTCCCTTGAACCGCTGCGGCCGCGCAATCGGGCTAAACCCCTTCACGATCCGACCTTTCGGCTTCTTGACCGCCCCGCCCTTCGCCATCTTCTTCGGCTTGGAGCGCCCAGCGTTGCTCAAAGCAATGGCAACCGCCTGCTTCTGAGGATACCCCTCCCCCACAAGCTTGCTTATGTTTGCGCTGACCGTTTTGTCAGAGCTGCCCTTTTTGAGAGGCATGTCAGCAGGTCTTGTAGCTACCGCCGCGCTTCGCAGCACCCATGCCGCGGGCCGTGGCCATCTTCATCGTGTCACCACCCATGGGCGCGTCAGCCGTCTTGCCATAGGGAATCCGGCCCTGACCCTTGATGTCCGCGTATTCCGTAGCCTTGGGCGCAGCCCCAGGCTTGTTGGTCACAATCTTAACTGCCGCCATGTCACTGCCCTCGCTGTTGATTCTGCAACTTCAGAAGCTCCCGCTCCATTGCAGACTGAATCCTTTGCTGCGTCTGGCGCTCTTGAGAGGCCAAGCGCTGCTGGAACTGCTCACTACGCATCTGCTGATTCTGCGCATCCAGCTCCAGCTTAGCACGATCAATCTCAGCATCCGATTGCTGAGCCTGCGCATCCAACTGAAGCTCCTGCTGCTTGAGCTGCACCAGAGGATCAGGCCCTTGCTGGCCCTCACCAGAAATTTGCGCCGAAAGCTGCTTAACCTGCTGCATGCCCTCCGCAATAAACTGCGCTTCCATCTGGGCAACCTGAAGCTCCATCTGCTCAGGAGACATCTGCGGCATCTGAGCCACCTGCTGAGCCGCTTGCTCCTGGGCCGCGATCTTTACGTGCTCCATCACGTGCTTCTGCAACGCAATCGCAACCGCCGGCATCTGAGCCACCATGCCCGTAGACCCAAAGACCAAGTGCGCCATAATGTGCGCCTGATGGTTCTGGCCCTCAAAAGCCCGGAGCTGAATGCTGTCCAAAGAGTTAATGTTCTCCTGGGCAGG